TACCACAACCGATCGTGGTTCAATACCAAGTAGACAGAGTCTTTCTGAAATACTTAAACCTAGAGCAGACAACGGCGGTTAATTATGGCAGGTCCACTATTTTTTTATGACGAACAGATACGCAGATTCTTATTGCAATTTGCCAGAATATTTAACAACTTTGAAGTTGAGTATGGTCGCAATGAAGAAGGTACTAATCACACACTAATTCGTGTACCTGTTAAGTATGGTGATTGGTCACGTCAAGCACAAACAGTTGTACAAAACAACTCAGCAGGATTCATGCCTAGTGTTCCACAAATGACTTTTTATATTTCTGGATTAGATTATGATCGTCCTAGAATGCAAGAACCATATCATGTAAGTAAAATTGCTGTGCGTCAGCGTACTTACGATACTGCTTCTGATACTTACGAAACAACACAGGGCAATGCATTTACTATTGAACGACTAATGCCGGTTCCATATAAACTTACAATCAAGTTAGATATTTGGACATCAAACACCAATCAAAAAATGCAGTTACTAGAACAAATGCTTACACTATTCAATCCAGCATTAGAAATACAAAGCACAGACAATTACATTGACTGGACTAGTTTAAGTGTTTGCGAATTAGAAAGTGTTCAGTGGACTTCAAGAACAATTCCAATGGGCACAGAAAATCCTATTGATGTTGCTACTTTAACATTTGCTCTGCCAATTTGGATTAGTGCTCCTGCTAAAGTTAAAAAACTTGGTGTTGTTGAACGTATTATTGCCAGTGTGTACGATGCTAACGGAGATGCTTCAAACGCTGTAATGGATAACGATTTATTGTTAGGCACTAGACAAGTATTCACTCCATACAACTATCAAGTGTTGCTAATTGGTAATAAGTTACAAGCATTACGACCTGCGCAGGTTGTTGATCAATCAAATTCTAGTCTAATACCAGCTGACAGCCCGGCAAGTAATTTAATGTGGTCGGCGGTTATAGGTGATCTTGGAGTTATTCGTCCGGGTATCAGTTATATCGCACTTGAGCAGGAAGATGGAACCGAAGTTACAGGAACTATTGCATTTGATCCAACAGATGATCGTTTTTTATTGTATAGTATTAACGAAGATACCATTCCATCTAACACACTAGATCCCGTAGATGCTGTTATTAATCCGTTGCGTAGCGGACCAAACGATGGGCTTGATAGCGCATTGTTAGGTCAACGATATTTACTTACCGAGGATACCGGTAGTGACAATGGCTATGCTGAAGCATGGGCCGGTGTTAACGGACAACCCTTAATAGCCAAGGCCAATGATATTATTGAATATGATGGTGCACGTTGGTTAGTTTCTTTTGACAGCGAGAACAGCTCAGATAATATACAGTATGTTACTAATATTACTACAGAAATTCAATACGAATGGACTGGCACCGCATGGATTAAGAGCTACCAAGGACTTTATCCAGGAGGCACATGGAGACTAGTCCTGTAAACGCAGTAGGTGTTTGGTTTTATTCTGTAAACACACACCGTTATCTATACTTGCTACGCAATGATCCTAGACATCCTGGAACATGGGGATTACCTGGTGGCAAAATTGAAGGTAAAGAAACCTTATTTGATGCTATCACGCGAGAGTGTACAGAAGAAATGGGTAGCATGCCCGAGTATCTTAAACTTGTTCCAGTAGAAAAGTTTACCTCAGCAGACTTAGGATTTGTGTATCATACATTTTTTTGTAGTGTTGACAGTGAATTTTGTCCAGTGCTCAATGATGAGCATATTGGTTGGGCTTGGATTGCTACCGGATCATTTCCTAAACCCATGCATCCAGGATTGTGGTCTACATTAAACTTTGATGCTGTTCGTAATAAAATTGAGACTATAGAACAGTCTGTTCAAATATCACAATAAGAAATAAATTCTCTATAGGTCTGTTGTTCAACATTGGCATACTCAAGCCAAGACTCAATTGCATGATGTTTTTCTCCAACGATTGTAAATTTAACACCTGAATAAGTTGAGATGACCTGTTCCACATGTGCTGTCCATGCAGTATTACCAGCTTCGGTATACTGATTATATCCTATTAAAAATATTTCTTTATGTCCATCAAATGCTGCAAGATAGGGCAATAATGCATGTTTAATTAAAACTGGATTATACGGTGTAAGATAAAACACACCCGGGTACTTTAAACAATTTTTAGGACTAGTGTAAACAATATTGTCCTGATAATAATGTGAGTCTATTAACTCTCTTAAAATTGTATCATCAGTTTCTACTGTAAAATCCAATCTCATTTCTTTGGCGATTGAGCCCAATCCATAAGTTTGCAATTTTTTACTGCCAAGCAGTCCACCGCGATGACGTTGTAATATAGTATAGTTAAATCTTGGGTTATCATGACTACTGCCAATACAAACCGCACGACCACTGATATGCTGATTTTCAATTGGATTAGCTACCCATTCTCTGCGTTGACGTTTTTTACCACCAGACCACACAGATTGAGTAATAATAAATTCACCTTCGTAATCAGTTCTATATTTTTCTTGAATCATAAACGGCCTACAGCTACCTCAATAGTTTTAATTTCATGGTTAACAATGTGTTCCATAGCTTTACCAACAGTACACCCAGGTTGCCAATCAACACCTATACGTTGTGCTACTCCCGGAGTATTACTTGATACTAACACATCGCCCTTTTTAACTGGACCTTGAACTTGACAAGGAACACGACCTGTTAAGGCCACCGGTAATACATGTTCCCCCGGCTGTGCAGAATTCATTAGATAACTTGGATTAGTAGATATAATGCCAGCTACCGAGGTACTGCATGCTTGGGTAGTTTGAGTGATTTCAAACTCACCACCGAATTCAACTACAGTACCCGGAGCATAGTCATAATCGGCTACATACATCTCTGCTAAGTCAGCGTATTGTGCTGAAGTTGCTTTAACAAATGCTGTATTAAAATATCTGCCCGTTGCGCCAATATTACCAACACCGTTGGCACCCGAATTAAGCAAACCAGCAACGTTAGCATATCCACTTGCGTCACGTACTACAATAGTGCTTACGGTACCTGCTTGAGCAGCATGAAAATCATCAACTAATTCAACGTTTAAGTTTGATACTTTGGTAGTTGAAGTTACCACCATTGGTGCTGTGCCAGTGGCAATACTCGAAACTAGTTGTCCTGCTGTGATTATGTTACCACCACTTACGTTACCTGTTGCTGTTACAGTAGTAGAACTTACTCCAGTTGAACTGATAGTAACGCCACTGGTCTTTAAGTTGCCACCGGTTACGTTGGCAGTAACAGTTAAACTTGATAGTGTACCAACACTTGTAATGTTAGTCTGTGCGGCTGTGGTTAGAGTACCAACAATACTTGTACCACTTAAGTTACCACCTGTAATATTACCAGTTGCAGTAAATGTGCCCGATGTAGCTACAGCATTAGTAGTTTTATTAAATGTTAATCCTGCAGTGCCGTTAAACACTCCGTTGTCGTTGAACTGTACATAAGTGTTTGAACCACCTGGTGTGCCGCCTCCACCGCCGCCCGAGAATGCTGTTCCGTTAGCGTAGTAATATCCGCCAACAAATATGTTACCAAATGCCACGTTGCCAGTAAATGTTCCACCGACTGAGTTAATATTGCCACCAGACACATTACCACTAGCTGTTACTTGACCGGCAGTGGTCAAATTGCCACCTGCAACGTTGGCAGTAACAGTTAATGAACCCAGCGTGCCTACGGAAGTGATGTTAGTCTGTGCGGCTGTTTCTAAGGTACCTACTAAGTTAGTAAACACACCACGTGTACCACTTACGTTACCACTTGTAATATTACCTGTTACTGCTAAACTACCTAAAGTACCAACTGATGTAATATTAGTTTGACTAGCTGTAGTAAGCGTACCCACAATACTTGTACCACTTAAGTTACCACCAGTAATATTACCGCTTGCAGTTAAATAACCTGTGACATTAGATCCAGTTGATGTTACAACTAAAACGTTTGCAGTACCAGCACTACTAACAGTTACATTGGCATTAGCATTAACCACAACATTACTAGTTCCAGCACTGATTGAACTAGTTGAATAGTTTTGTACAAAAGTCAGTGCTGTAGATCCTATAACAATTGGATCATTTGTGGTTAATTTCCACTGAGTATCAGCATAAGCAGTACCTTCAGTGACCATAATAATCATGCCGGCGTCAATTTCGCCAGTTTGATTACCATCTTGACTTCTTGCCCAAGTTCCGTTTGATCCAGATCCAACTGTGGTCACATAGTAAAGTCCGTTTTGACTACCGGTACTTTGTCCTGTAACTAAAACTCGATCGTTTAAGCTAAGAGTTACACCGTCAACTTGTGAGGGTGCTCCACCACTAAGGGTTACGTTAGATACTGTTACAACTCTTACACTTTGTTTG